GCGGCCACCACCTCTCGGTGGAAGCTGTTGGTGTAGCAGTGGGTTTCTGCCAGGAGCCCCGCCTCCTTGGTGTCACCCTTGGCCAGTGCCATACAGTCAAGGTCTGCGCTCTCCTCTGCGATGAGGAGGCGGACCTGGTACTCGACATCCCACATGTCAGGAATGTCTCGGTCCCGGTTCAGCTCCACCTGCTTGAGGTCATAGGCGAACGCCCAGTTCCCCTTCAGGGTGGTGACGAAAATACCCTTGACGAACAGCTCGCCCGGGTTCCCGTCTTGAATGATGGACCCTCGGTAGCTCCCCCCTGTCGGGTGATACTTGTACGTGGTGGTCCCCCGTGAGGAGGACACCTCCTTTAGGAAACGGTAGTGTCCTACCATCTCCTCCCACTCCTCGGGAGTGATCCCCTGAATCACTACACTGACACCATCACTGGTGCCACCGAGCTTTCGGATGCGGGTTACGAGGGTCTCCCCTCCGAACCCTTCGTCGTACTCGACGGTGGAGCGCCACCGCTCCCCACCTGTGTCGGTGTGAACCTTCAGGTCCTCCCGATGCGCAGCTAGGTTGGCCAGCTTCCATCCCTCTCCGTTCTCACCGATGGCTAGGGCGTTCCCTGCCTTCTTTCCTCCACCCATCATAAGGGCACAGCGAGCCATCTCCGCCCCCTTGTTGTGGATGGTGAGGGTGTTTGTACGTGCGCTGTAGGTCACAGTGAGGGCGAACCCTCCTGTGATTTGCTCATCCGCTCCGTTTTGAATGTGCTCTCGCACGCATTCTGCGCGTCTCCAGTGGGGGACGTAGTTGGGGCTGATACCGTGGACGATTCTCATGGTCTCTCCTTCTGTTGTCTCAACTCTGTTCCCAATGAACAGACCAAATGCCCACACCTCCTCTGGGTGTGGACATCTAGGACTAATCATTGAGAGGACGGTGCCTCTCTGTTCTTAGGCTTCCGCTGGGGTCACACGAGAGGCAAGCACGGGAACCAACAGCCCTGCTGCTTCCTCGAATTGCTCCCGTCTCCAGTTATTCACCTCATTGTGCAGGTGGACTGCACTGACAGCGTTGGCCAGGTCTGCCAACGTGTCTCCGGGCTCGTGTTGGTGCCCTGCCAAGAGCATCTCGACGAGGGTGTCTCGTCGGATGCCGACATCCATGGCACTCAACTGTGCCATCTCTACCATGATGTCCTCGATGTTCTCGCCCTCGAAGACATCGGAGGCTGGGGTTGCCCGGAGGATGCCCCACTCTGCTGCGAAGTCCGCGAAGAGGTTAGCCCCTGTGGCTGCGGCAGCGCGTAGCAGTCCCCGGATATTTGTAACGGAGCCCTTGTGCTGCTGTCGCAGCAGCTCCTTCTCTCCGGTTCCGATGATGATCAAGTTCAGGCACAGGTTGCGCCAAGCAAGAGCCTTGGCTTGCATCGACCCCCCAGCAGCATCGTTGCTGCGGAACTGAACCCCCATCTTGAAGACATCACCAGCGGCAAGGTCCACCACTTCGTCGGAGTGGTAGATCCCGTTGACCCGGAGGTCGGTGGTAGCCGGGTTGACTGTCACCTCCCCTCTCATCTCAGAATCCTTCAACGCATCACCCAAGATGTGGATGATCTTGTCCGCATCAAAGGCCGTGTATTTTTTAGAGACGGCAGCATACACTGACCGTCCTGACGGGGACCGTCGTGTGCGCAGGACGAGCCTGCGTTTCTTGTCTGCCTTCGCAATCTGGCGATTAAAATTCAAGGCCCGTACGTCGGGATCCAGCATGGACATGAACGTCCCTGCCCGGGGGAACAACTCGGCATTCCTGCCGAGCAGGGACTTCAGCCCCGCCACCTCAACTCCGACGCGGCCCTGCCCGAAGTCGAGGGTGCCGTCATTGTTCATGCGCAGGTCGCGTACCGACACCTCGTGGTCCGTGCGCTTCTCCCTCCGTACCTGTACCCAGGCTGACCGAAGCCCCTCGATAGTCTCGGGCATGTCCTCCCAGGACTGCCGACTCGTGCGGAAGTTATCGTGGCCCCACTGGACCACCTTCGATCCCGCTGCGTAGATGGGAGGCGGTAAGGCAATGCCCCGGTCCATGAGCATCTTCTCGTGGCGCTCGATGCGCGCCACAGCGACCTGACTTACTTCCCCTGCGCGGACAGTGGGAGCGGGAGCTGGGGCATCCGCCTTCCTCATGGACGCTGTGTCCCCGCGCTGCTGCGCGTCGTACAGGACTTTCATGGCCCCGTTCGCTGTGGGGTATGCCCCCAGATCCTTCCCGTTGATGTTCACGATGAACGACATCTCTCTCTCCTGTTGTGTGTACCGCCAAGGTAAAGAACCCCACTGGCTAGGCGGCATCGCCAGCGGAGAAACAAATTGCAATAGAACAGCCCCCCTCCCAGAGGGGAGGGGGCTCACTTCTTACGGGAGGCTAGTCCTCCAGGAGGGCCTCAAGCCTCCGTGCAATCTCCCCCAACAGGGCGGCGAAGTGGATGGACCCATAGGGTCCCATGTTCCACCCTACCTCGTAGTCCAGGACACCCGGTCCCCACACTACAAAGGGGAATGCAGGCGAGATCAATCCTGGTGCTCTCCGTAGTGGCATGGGCATGGGTGGTACCCACCCCAGGTCGTAGGTACGGTCGCCCAGGGTGTACGTGCCTAGTGGGATTGCCGTAGGGTATAGCTGCCATGTGAGTTGGTCGGGGTAGTTTCTACTCACGAGGTCACCTCCTCACCAGCAGAGCGGTTAGGCGATACCGCTCACCGCCAAGTCGGGAGCCGCAGCATTCGCAGGGTCGCTTGTAGAATCCACTCTCTCCGATGTCCCCCGAGTACAGTTCCCAGCGAAGGGAACCGTGGACCGCACCAAACGAGTTGCAGGTTGACGGCTCGGCCACACCGGGCCAGTGCGCTTCGATTCTCTCGACGATACCCTCGTCGTCTTCTGGCACGTCGCCGTTGGCAACGAGCATCACACAATCAGTGCAGGATAGCACCGAGTATTCCTCTACAACATCCATTCTCTCTCTCCTTTTTCCTACCGGTGGTTGAACTCTCACCCTCGTCCCTCGTGGTAGGCCAAGGGGAGAGGGAAAACAGAAGGCAATAAAGCCCCCCTCAAAGGAGGGGGGAGCGTCTCACTTCTCTCTACAGGGGAAACGTCTTGAACCCTGTGGAGACCACGGCCCCCGTGTGGGGGTCTTCCCACCGTTTGTCCTGTATGAATACAGGTTCCATGGTGGAATGGAGGCCCAGCTCCTCTGTGAGGAGGCGCAGTTCCTCCTCCATGGCTGGAGTCCACATCGTGGACTTCACACGCCGGACCTCGGCGTGGAACTGCGCGTCCGACATGCGGTCCAACATGTCGCGCGCCTCGTCCGTCGTGAATGGGTTGCACCACTCTATTCCGGCCTTCTCATTGTCCAGCCATAACCAACGGTGAATTTTCTTTCTAAGATTCGGAATACCTCGTGGTCCCATGGTTACTCTCCTTTCCTGTTGTGGTTGAAATGCTCTACATGAGCGCGATAGAACAACCCCCCTCAAAGGAGGGGGGTTCATTGCACTAGAGGGAGAGGAGCTAGTCTCTCTCTGTCAACCCCCGTCTGGGGAGGGGGGTATCGTGCTCCCCTAGGCGGTCCAACTCGCGTCTCGCTCGTCGCTCCCAGCGACGGCGTAGTGGTTTCAGCTCCCCCCGTCGGGGGAACAGCCACATGGAGACCTCTTCTTTCGGGTCTTGTCGGCAGGCTCGCGTCATGGTCATGGGAGACACGTTGTCTCCCTTCTGGGGGCTGTCCAGGGGACAGGCCCCCTCTTCTGGGACGACCATGAGGTCCGGGTCTAGGTGGAATTTCGGTACCATGTTTCTCTCCTGTTGTGGTTGATATGCTCTACATGAGCGCACAAAAAACAGAATGCAATAAAGCCCCCACCCAAAAGGGGTGGGGTACACGAGGGGTGGGCCTACCCGGTGAAGTTATCCATCCACCACCGACCGTTGATGAGGACATCAATCCACACCTCGATACTACCGTCGTTGTAGCGACGGAACCACACGGTGTGTTTCCTCCCCTGGTCCAATCGCCACAATTCCTTCTGGAGTGTGGTTTTCACGCCGCTATCGGTGCGAAGGAGTAAATTGCCGAGACGGGATAGCACGTCCTGCTCGTCATACTGGGTCCCTAGTTTGATGGTCATAGTTTCTCTCCTTTCCTGCCTGTGGTTGAAGTAGGGAGGGCAGGTCTCCCAAACAAAATCGTGTCTCATTTCCCACGGTGGAAAAGTATCCGTGGGTAGCTCACGAGCTGCAAAAAAAACGGACGGACAAAAGGTCCGCATCAGGGAGCGCAGCCCCGTAGGGCTGCGCTGGTTTCCTACATCCCAGCTATGCGTAGCCAGGATGCGAGGATAGCTGCGCCCAGTAGGATGTAGGGCGAAGCATCGGCGATCTCTCCGAGTAGGACTACCATCCCAACTTCTCGGCCAATTTCTCGGCCTCTTCCTTGGTCTGGTTTGCATCGACCCGCGCGCGGTGCGCGAGTTGTGCGCCGACCATAGACATCCCTACTTGGCTAGCCCATTTGGCCAGCACCAGTTTCTCGATAGCGGGGATACGTACCTCCCCCGTCATGGATACGTCGATTAGTTCCAATAGTTCTAGCCCGTACTTCAGTACGAGGTCCTCTGCGCGAGGGTAGTACATGGTTTCTCCTGTTGTTGTTGTGCTACACGCCTTCCAAACGACCGGCCTCGTCGTACCACTCGGCCATGTACTTCATGCTGCCATCATCGAAGCTTGTCTCGAATACCTCACGACCGAGCCAGCCACTGACACCAGCCAAACAGAACTCGATGACCTGCTCCCGGTCCCAGTCGACCGAGTTACCGAACGCTAACAGTGCTCGTTCAATTTTCATGCGTCGATTGTACCCACGCGTACGGATGCTCTCACGTACCTCGGCCATAAAGCACACTTTTTGTGCTTCAATGTTACGGTATCCCATGGTTTCCTCTCTGTTGTTGTTGCTCAAAACGAGCGCAATAAAACAAATTCTCTGTGCTCTGCTCATTTCCCACGGTTGAATTTTCCTGGGAGCAGGGCGCACGATAAAATAAAAAGCAAAAAAGCACGCCTCAAATTCGAGGCACAAGTGTGCTCCCGGGGAGAGCCCCGGGAGCGATATCCGCTGCTGATTCTAGTAGGTTAGCAGCGGGATAAGCACGGTTGCCATCCCAACGAGCCACAATGCGAACACGGCGGTGATGTTCGCGAACACTAGGAACATATCAGTCACGATAGTCTGCCCATTCATCGGACTCGAAAGAGTTGGCCACGTCAAGCCCCGCTGTGCCAAGCCCTGCAGCGTGCAACACGTCTGCCAGTTCCTCGCGCATGATGCGCGAGTTCCGGGTCCCCAGGGCTTTATCCAGCTGGATGGCCATACGCTTGGCAGCCCGTTGGACTCGCGATAGGGTTGCGGGGTCATTGTGTCGACGTTCGGCAACTTCCATGAAGGCTTGCACGTCAACGCCAATGAACAGCCCGTCTTCCCGGTCCCGGGTCGCAGGACGGATTGTGCCCCAGTCCCCGTTTAATAGAACCTCGCGCATGGCGCTCGCCACATCTTCGGGTGTCAGCTGTACGACTTCCGAGCGGAGGTCGGAATCGAGCTGGCGACGCTGGCGTCGACATTGCTGCATGACGTTGTCGCGGTCAAAACCCAGGTAGACGGGCAGAGCCACGTCTTCACATGGCAGCGTGGACTTGAGAAGTGCACGCGCTGTTTCCAACTGGGTGCGCAGTGCACGCTGGTGTTCTGCGATGGCTGTAGTCATGATTTTCTCTCCTAGTGTGCGCTGAATTGCGCCGAACCTCGTGAGGATTTTGCGATAGGGCCGGGGCCCCGCACTTGCGTGCGCGACACTCGCTCCGTCTCCGTCTCTGTCTCTGTCTCCCGGGTTCCCCCACACGATATCATGCCCAACAAATGCAGTTACAACCTGGACAATCCCGACCCCCCTATATCGGCTAGTCCGTGAAAGACTAGTTATAACCTGGACAGTTCGGGACTAGCCTGGACAAAGGTGGACACGCTCGCTGAATGAACGTTCATTCAGTCCACGTTTGTCAAGGGAGTGTCAACCATAACAGCCCGAGTTTTAAGTTCCTTCAAAAATGAATGAAGGTTCAGATGTACCGAGCCGGGGTTCAAGCGGTGCATGATGTCCGGTATTGACATGCCAAGACCTCAAGTGGTACATGATGTCCACTATTGACATGCCAACCTCACCACATAATGAATGAGCGTTCATTCATTAGTGAATAGTGAACACCCGTACAGTACCCAGGAATGGCCAGCCCCGTGAACACTTGTTCAGGTCACTAAAACCCTCATGTGACACTTCAGGTCCGGTATTGACATGGCAAGACCCCCCCTGTCACGCGCACGCCCACGCAGGAACCACCCCCCCCAAGGGCCCACATGCCGACCGAAGGGAGGTAGAGTCCCTCCAGACCCCTAACCAAAAATCGAATTTCCAAAACTCCTCCCTGGTCAGAACAGGTCACAGATAGTCAGGCTAGGAAACATAGTTTAGCATATGGGTCACCCACGGTCAACCCTTTGCTTTGGGGTAGTTTTTTCTACCGTTAGGAATGCTCTTTTTGATAGTAGCGGTAGAACGGTAGAAAAACGGTAGAACGATTATTCTACTTTCTAACTCTATTATAGTTGTTTTCTACCGTTTCTACCGATAAAATAAGACATCAATAAATAATAACCAAACTCTTTCACACACACCCCACACACACCTGTGTGTTTTTTTTTCTACGAGCACAAAACATAACAAAGTGCGGTAGAAAGGCCTTTTGGGCCATAGCCCAGGGGGCAAGGGGCATAATCGTTCTACCGATAGAAATCCTATCGGTAGAAAACTCTCGTAGCGGTAGAAAACTCTCGATAACCCAGGGTCCAGCGTTGGCCCATTTTGCGTTTTCTACCGATAGCGAAGACGACTTCTACCGATAGCGGTAGAGGACGAAGTCCGACAAGCTCTGGCAGTCCTAGCCACAACTGTACCCCAGGTGAAGGCTGCGGCGGCCCCCAGTCCGTTGGGGTCCCAACAGAAAAGTTGAGGAAGTTGTTTGACGGGGTAGGACAATTCCGATACCATGTCCCCACACCCTAGTTGGAGATAGTCCATGCTTCCAGAGACACCACTGCTCTACACCTTCGAGTCCGCTGGCCAGATCTTGGGCCTCAGTGCTCGCACCGTTCGCCGCCTCGTGGAAAGGAAGAAGCTCCGAGTCATCGTCTTGGGGATTGGGTCACGTACAACCTCGAAACGCATCCCACGCACGTCCATCGTAGACCTCCTGAGCGCCTCCGAGCCTGATACAACAGACGCCTCTGACAACTAGGTCCCCAGCCTAGAACACCATCCCCCCACAGAGGCGCATAATGCAGGTTCCCCCTGACCCAGGATCTCCAGAAGAGGTCCTGGCCTACCTCACTACGCTCTACCCTGAGCGTAACGCCGTCCTTGAACTCCGAGCCCTCGGGGTACCACAAGGCAGAAGAACAACTACCTTCTCGGGGTTCTTCGATGACTTCTCAGCCCTAGCCCGGGACGCTGTCCACTTAGACCAGCAAGGGGCTACGGGCATCTACGTCACGTTGAACCCTGTCAACCCAGCCTTGCTGGCGCGCTGCTCCAACAAGGTCCGAATGGCCGAGAAGGGAGGAGGGACGCAAGACAAGGACATCGTTGAGCGGAAGTTCCTGTTCGTTGACATCGACGCAGACAGGCCCTCGGGTATCTCGGCCACCCGTGAGGAGAAGGGGTCTGCCGCAGCCGTACTCAAGGATGTCGTCCTCTGGGCAGAAGAGCAAGGTTTGCCCTACCCTACGGTCGCAGACTCGGGCAATGGCTTCCACCTTCTCTGGCGGCTCAAGGAAGAGGCCGAGACAGAAGGCCATGAGAATCCCAAGAAGGACAGACAGAAACTCATCCAGTCCTTCCTACATTATCTGGACTTCCGCTTTGCCCAGCGCGGGGTTCTTATCGATCCCTCGGTGGTTAATCCGTCACGGATCATTCGGTTGTACGGGACTCATGCCCGAAAGGGGGAGGACACGGAGAGTCGGCCTCACCGGAGAGCCCGTATCCTCCGAGCAGGAGACACCCGGCCAATCTCCTGGTCGAACCTACACGCGCTCCACAAGATGTCGCCCAGAGCGTCGGGGCTCAAGCGGGATGAGGCCAAGTCTACGCAGTTGGACATGTGGCTCCATCGTCACCAAGTTCCTGCCCATGGGCCTATCCCTTGGGCCAACCTTGGACGCAAGTGGGTCTTCTCCGAGTGTCCCTGGGACAAGAGCCACACCGATGGCAGTGCCTACATCGTTCAGCTCCATGCCGGGGGTATCGCAGCCGGGTGCCACCATGAGGACTGCCCAGGCAATGAGCGTGATAGCAAGAACCGAGCATTAGGTTGGCGGAAGCTACAGAAGCGCTTTGGCAAGCTTGGGAGCAATCCCACTGCGGCAACCACTGCCGCAGCCCCTTCCACAACCTTGTCCCCGGGCCTCACGGACTTGGGCAATGCGAAGCGGCTCGTCCGCCACTACGGGGAAGACCTCCGATTCGTCGGGGACTGGAACAAGTGGGTCTACTGGACGGGCCTTCAGTGGAAGCAGGATGACGACCTGCCATATCATCTGGCCACTAACCTCTCGACCTTCATCTTCGCGGAGTCTAACGCCGCCAAGGCAGATGACCCCGACAAGGCCACCCTCCTCAAGAAGTTCGCGCTTAGGGCTGAGTCCAAGGCTGCCATGCAGGCCTCGGTGGGGCTTGCCAAGGTTGACCCTAAGCTTCGAGCGGAGGGGGTCTTCTTCGACAGGAACCATCACCTACTCTCGACCCCAACGACAGCCATAGACCTCCGGTCTGGGGTTCTGCTAGACCACGACCGTTCTCATGGTATCACCTGCCTTACGAACGTCTCTTACCAAGAGGAGGCAGAGTGTCCCCAGTGGGAAGAGTTCGTACACTGGATGATGAGTGGTAACGAAGCTCTGATAGACTACATGCAACGGCTCGTGGGCTACTTCGCTACAGGTGAGGTTCAGGAGCAAGTCCTTGTCTTCTTCGTCGGCGACGGGGCAAATGGCAAGACCACCTTCATCAATGTGCTGCTGAAGTGTCTAGGTGCAAACTATGCTTCACCAGTCCCAGCTACAGTCTTGGTCCGGTCTAATGTAGACCAGCACCCAACGCATGTCGCGGACCTACGGGGGAAACGGCTTGGAGTTGTCTCGGAGTTGGACCGGTCGAGCGTCCTGAACGAGGGACTCGTCAAGCAGTTGACGGGGTCGGACCAGATCAAGGCCCGGTTCATGCGGAAGGACTTCTTCAACTTCGACCCGACCCACAAGCTCTGTGTCTTGACGAACCACAAGCCTCTCATCCGAGGCACGGACCATGGGGTCTGGCGACGTATCCACCTCGTGCCTTTCGAGCAGACGATCTCGGAAGACAAGATGGACTTCCGGCTTGAGCAGAAGCTCCTCGATGAGGGGCCTGGGATCTTGAACTGGATCATCGAAGGCGCAAAGCAATGGTACGAGCAAGGCCTGTGTCCCCCCGAGGAAGTACGGGCCGCTGTGGAGAAGTACCGGAAGGAGTCGGATTGGCTGGGGGAGTTCCTCGAAGAGAGGACCGCGCCTCAAGACCAGGGACGGCTACCTGTGATGAGTCTGTACGCAGCCTACCAGGAGTGGGCCGAGGACCGAGGTGAGAAAGTCTACGGGGCAAGGTCCTTCTCGAAGGCAGTCCGCGAGCGGGGCTACGAGAAGATTGTCGCCAAAGAGAAGGTGGGCAGTACCTGGCGTAGCCTCAAGTGTTGGCGTGGCTTGCGTCTCGTGTCCGTCTTCGACGGGGCAGACCGTAGCCCGAAAGTACGGATAGATCCAAATAATTGGCATTAGGGGTGGGACAACATGGGTAGGAAATCAAGGCGGATCCCAGCCAAAGGTAATCCGGTGCTTCGCCCCGGGTCTTGCTGTGACCCAGTACCCTTACAGCCCTCGGGCTTACTACACGTACTACTCCATGCGCCCTCGGAAATTGAGGAGCTACGGTTCGGGAGGACCTCACGCTGGGATGGGTTCTACCTCGCTGCGGTGTGCCATCGACGGAAGTATTACCCTTGGATGCAGCTTTCCCAAGGCAGACCGAAGAAGGCGATCTGGGATTGGATCGAACGGTCCCCCGCTGTCGCGGAGTGGGTCCTCTCGGACGAGTCTTTCCGAGCCCCGAGGGATTGGCCCGACTCGGTCCTTGCCGCCTTTGGGCAAGTACCCATCCCCGAGCCTGTGGATTTCGCCAACATAGATTGGGGAAAACATAGGTGGCTACTTGCAGACCATAATATAGCGGTACTTCAGGCCTATACCTTTGGGGTGGACATCCCTACCCTCAAACAGATGCTCCAGACTTCCGACAAACAGGTCCATGCCCAACTTGCCCAAGGGGTTCGGACACTGTTGGAGTACCCCACGTTCAAGCTCTGGTGTACCCCTATTGACTGGAAGTACATGGTCATCCCCGAGGGTCTGGGTAGTGATATCTTTGAGCAAACAATCATGGCCTCTACTCTACGGAAGAACCCCTTTGCCGCACCAGCTTGGGCCTCGGAGGTGGTAGTGACCACGTTGGCCTATGGGGCTTATGCTAGGAGTGATGTTCCGAAGAAGCTCCTTCTGGCCCGGGAGTTTCGGACTCCCCCATTTCTTGTGGCTCCCCCCTGAATACAGTAGAGTGTCCCCATGGCAAAGAAATCTTCCTCGAAGTCGGTCGGTCGTCCACGGAACCCCCCAGCCGGGGAGTGGACCCAGTGGTTGAATCTTGTTCCACAGGACAAACGCGAGGGCGTGGCTAAGGAGCTAGAGAAGCACAAGGTCACCGATTACGAGGGGTTGATTGCATTCTCGCAAGCCATGATGATCAACCTACTCCGTGGGACGATTGCCCCCGAGATATCGCGGGAGATCAAGAGCTGGACCCAGTTGATCTTCACCATGGTCTCCACCCAGCAAGGGGACGCCGGTTCGCCAGACAAGGCGATTGAGCAGGTTCTGTCGGCCCTAGCTACCGTGGCCAAGTCGGCCCCTAAGCTTCAGGCAACCTACACCGTGGTTGAGGCAGTGCCTATCGAACCTGAACGAATCTTGCTCAAAGCGAATGAGAAGTGAGCGACACCCCCCAACAAGGGATCGAGGCGCTACGCGACCCCGCCATTTCCCTACGGGCCTATGGACAACTCATTGATCAGGCCTCGGGGGATGCACGCCTTTATGACCCCCATGCAATCACCCATAAGCTCCAAGAGACCATCGTTGGGTATGTCTCGGAGCCTCCGAGAACGGAGTTCGGTCAGGTCAAATGGCTCAACTTACTCGGCTACCGGCAGGGTGGCAAGAGTCTGACGGCAGAGTTATGCGGCTACGTCAAGACGGCTTACAGTCCCGGCTATGATGCCGTCTGCATTGCTGATAATCGAGAGCGCGCCGAGTATCTGCACCAAAGGGTGCACTACTGCCACAAACGGTGGCCCGAGATTATTCGTACTGGTACCATTTCCACCCGTGAGGTACGGCAGCTAACCTTCGAGAATGAGGTTGGCGGGAAGATGCGCGTCCTCACGGGTGATGGTGATGCCGTTGGTATCGGGCAGTCTCCCGACTTTTTCCATGGCAGCGAGCTTGCATACTGGCGTAGTGCGGCAGAGCAATACTCATTGATCTACCCTTCCATGATCAACCGGGACCACGCCCTGATGATTCTGGAATGCACGCCATGTCCCATGGATGCCCCGTCCGCCGAGTGGTGGATGGACAAGTGCCGTGATGCACAGAGAGGGCATGGCCGAGACCTCTACGCCTTCTTCCCCTTCTGGGACGGCAAGCTCAACCAACGCCCCTGGCCCACGGGGGCCCAGATGCACAAGGAAGAGCTACAGTTGATGGAGCTATACGGGGGCAAGGGACTAACGAAAGAGAACCTTGCTTTCCGCCGTCTGATGATGGATACCGACCCCAAGATTCGTCGGAACCCAGACCTGTTCAAGGTCTACTACCCCTTCGATGATGTGACCTGTTGGTTGGCGTCAGCCGGGGGTGTCATTCATCCGAGCTTGCTCAAGCGTCACCATGCCCGGAAGCTCATTCCATGGCAACCACCCTACATGGAGTACGAGCCCCCGGAAGCAGGGGCCACCTACGTCATTGGCGTAGACCCGGCTGGCTATGCAGCACGGGACCACGCGGCTTTTCAAGTGCTGAAGTGTTACGATCGGGAATGGACACAGGTGGCGGTTTATGCGGCTATCACCGATCCTATTCCGTTTACGCGGAAGCTCCTACAGGTGGCCGAACGGTACAACCACGCTCTGGTAGGGGTCGAGTCCAACGGGGTCGGAGCTGCGGTGATCGCGCTGCTTCAGGACGCCGGGCTCAAGAATCTGTACCACGAGAAAGCCTACAAGCCCGGGATTGCGGCTACGTCGAAGTCTATAAACGAGATGCTCTCCTGGCTACAGGATGCACTCAAGGACGAGCTGATTCTCCACGACGCAGACACGGTGGCCCAGTTGACGAGCTACCGTCACGATAAGAGCACGGAGAGGACGGCCACCTCCGAGGCCTTGCGCCGAGATGGCGCAGGACGCGGACGCAGGGAGCGACACCACTGGGACAAAATCTCGGCCCTCCAGATTGCCGTAACCCTCGCCAGGCGGGCCCCCACACGACATAAGCGAGAGACTCTGGATAATGTGATACCGCTTTTCCATGAGATGCCTTACGATAGGCAACGAAAGTACCTAGATCAAGTTGAGAAGAGTAAGAAGAACGATCGGCGTCGTCGCCGAGCGTCTTACCCCCGTCGGAGGAAATGATGGCCCAAGTCCCAGAGAAAGACCCAGAGGAGTGGTTGGCTAAAGAGGACGAGACTCCTGGCCCCAAACCGGAGCGCCCCGGGGAGGAGATCACAGATCCCAATGCCCCGGACTACGCCTATAAGAAGTACCCTGATGGGTCGATCGAAATTACCCGCGCCCCCAAGGGGTCGGGACATGAGGGTACGAAGCTGACCAGTGGGGTTGCGTTTGATGCGATCAGTGCTTTGTTCTCGGGTACTCCTATCGACACTGTTGATTTTGAAGATCCTGTCCAAGTGACCGGAATGGCCCCGAGGACCTATGATCGGGAGGACCCTGTCCAAGTGACAGGGACAGCACCCAGAGCATATGACCGAGAAGATCCAATCCAAGTGACTGGAACAGCCCCAAGGTCCTATGACCGGGAGGAACCCATACAGGTCACAGGTACAGCTCCCAGGACCTATGATCGGGAGGACCCTGTCCAAGTGACAGGCGACCCCTCGGAGAGCCTTGGTTTTACCAAGAACGCCTACGGTATTCCCGATGCGGAAGAGGTCTCTGCATGGGCGATGGAGCAGCACAAACATGAGTCTGACCCAGATGCCCGGGAGGGGGTATCTGCCCTGAAAAGTATGAGCACCGAGGACCTTGAAGAAACCTTGAGCCGCGAACTCCACGCCGAGAGACCCTCGGGGGGCAGAAAGCGGTCGGAGTACGTGGGTAAGATTCGGGAGATACTTGATGAAAGGAAGAACTCGGATACCGAAGAACCCCTTTCTTACTCTTCACATGCCGTCGCTAACCGTAACTGGCCCGGATAATTTAGGAGGAAATGATGCCCGAGGGACTCGATTACCAAAAGTATGGGGCCAAGAAGCATACTACGCTGCCCGCCACGAAACGGAAGCAGGTGAAGGCCAAGAAGGCGGGAGAGAAAGGGACAAAGGCCAAGAGAGGGGACAAGCCAAAGCAACAGGAAACGAGGGTCTCATCGAAGGCCAGGGCCACGAGGGGCCGCAAAGGGGACTCCCAGTCTAGGTACTCGGATGCGTTGGAACAACAAGGTCTGGACCTGTTTATCTCCCCGGAACAAGAAGCTAAGGCGGGGGAAGATCGTACCGCACGAGACGCAAAACGGGGCTCCAAGCTTTATAGTGGGCAGGAGGATAAGTTACCCAGCACGGTGACGGCGGAAGATGGGAGCTTAGACAGGCTTAAAGCCGCTGAAGATTATAGTCTTGATACCATCGCTGAAGACGCCCCAGCACCAGACGCCCCAGCACCAGGCGACTCCCAGGTGCTGACGGACCCCAATGACGGTCGTTATGAGTACGAGCTTATGCCCGATGGGAGCATCAAGATCATCTCGGCCCCGGAGGACACGGACTTCCAGGGGATGATCCTCGATGACCCGACCTCTAAGGCGCATAGCGCCATCATGGAGGTCTTCAAATCGGGTGGGGAGCCTAGTGCTGGGCTCGACGCAGCAACTAGTGGGGCAGCCCCCCCTGCCGCGCCGGGAGAAACTGGTATGGAGAGCCCCGGGGGAGGCCTACCAGCAGTAGTCCCCCCCGAGCCCATGAGTACCGCTTCGGCACAGGGTACTTCCATACCGGAAACACCACACCTAGGTCAGGACCCGGTGCTCCCCGAGTTTGCGGCCACTGAACCGCTGGGAGCCCCCTCGGGAGATCTTTCCTTCTCGTCCAGAGCTGTAGCTGACCGAACCTGGGACCAGTATTATGGTGCCCCTTTGGAGACCACGCCCCCCGATGGTCCTTATCAGGATTGGTCCCACCTAGACCCCAAAGGCCAAGTCGAAATGGAGCCTCTTACAACTACGAGCGATCCTACAGTGATTGAGCCTCGGGAGCCAGATCAGGTACCACCACGAGAGCGACAAGCCAGCCCCAGGGCGAACCGTATGTCGGGGACGATGGCCCGAGCGAACCAATATCGGGGGGGCGACAGTCGCGAACGTATGAAAGCTGCGGGGGCAAGTCTTCAGGAAGCTATTGCGTCTCTGACCGATTGGTGGAATGCGGAGCCCGAACCTGACAAGAACTATGCCCCCGGGTCGGGCGGCTACCGGGCCCAAACTTACCCGAAGCAATAGTTCTCTAGGAGAGACCCATGGCGTTGAATGGCGAGCAGATCGCAGGCATCATCAAGTCCCACCGCAGACAGCGGGAGAAGGACCTGAAGGACTGGGACAAGTACCGGGCTTGGTACTTGTCCGAGTATTGGAGTGCGAACGAGGACATTCCGCATGGGGCAGCCCCGGAGGACCGAGGCCGTGAGGCGGAGACGAATCTGGAGACGAACTATCCCTACGCCTACATCGATACGATGATCTCCAACATCTGTCCGACCAATCCCCAGGTCACCGTCACGGCCCGCCAAGAGAAGTTCCGTCCCGCAGGTAAGTTCCGCGAGGCTGTCATCAATGACTGTTTCCGTAGGAACAAGCTACATAAAAGATTATGGGCCTGTGCTACCGATGGTAGCCTCTGCGGGCGGGGGTTTATGAAGACGGTCTGGAATTTTGATCGTAACACTCCCGAGACATTCGTTATTGACCCCCGGCATGTGTTCTTCGATAAGGCTGCTACCCGTTGGCGGGACATCCGCTACCTCATTGAGGTCACGGTGTTGACCGAGGATGAGTTCAAGAATCGCGCAAAGCGGAAGCGTGACGGCAGTGGAGCCCACTACCGCCCATCCGTGGCGAAGCTCGCGCAGGCGTCGGGGTACCCCCAGTGGCTTGAAGATCGAAGCCGTGATGAGGGGACTGTGGATAAGGCTACGAAGGCCTACTATCGGTGGATTACAGTCTATGAGGTCTACGATTTCGTGGGCGACCGGTACTTCCACGTACTCGATGAGGTGGATGAGCCCCTGTTTGAGTCGGACCTACCCTTCAAGTATGTACGAAATCCCTTCAGTATCCTGACGTTCAACGACAACAAGACCGACCTCGGAGGTCTGTCGGACGTTCGCCTCATTGAAGGGGCCCAGGCACGGCTTAACGAGATTGACACCCTGGAGCTGTGGCACGCCTACACCTCCATCCCTGTGCTGCTTTTGAATACTGCTCTGGTAGATGACCCCGAGTCGTTCATGTCCATGATTCAGGATGCGAACCAGCCGGGACAGATTGCCCATTTGCAGGCGAAGAACAACGCCCCATTACGGGATATCATTGGTCAAACGCCACTCCCCCAGTTGGATCCTAGTTTCGGGAAGATGAGGGATCGGTCTACCCAGATCATTGAGTTCATCTTGGGCATCCCACAGTACAGCCGAGGTGTCGTCGGTGTTGCCGATGTGGCCACCGAGGTTGCTTTGGCGGATACCGCGACTCGTACCCGTAATGGCAAACGCATCAAGCAGATGACCGATGTTTGCTCCGAGACGGGGAAGAAGATCGTGGGCCTCTACGAGGAGTTCCTCCCAGAAGACTCCGAGTTGGCCATTCGTCTGACCGACAGTCGGGAGGTCTTGGTTGTTTCTCGTCGTACAATGGCCCTGGCAAAGGATCGACCCGTTGGTGAGGAGCCACTCGACTACGATTATGACGCCGTGGCTTACTCCCCAACGGAGAATCATCGGATCGTTCAGCTCAAGAACCTGGAGAAGTATCTGCCAATTCTGATGCAGTCCCAAGCCGTGAACCAAGAGAAGCTGATGATGAAGCTTCTGGAACTGCTCCAGTTGGGTGACATTCTCAAGACCGAGGAGCCGCCCAAACCTGGCCAAGAGGGGCTAGGGGACGTGCCCCCAGAGATGGCGGCTATGATGGGTGGGGGTGGAATCGCTCCCCCCGGGATGCCGGGGATGGACAATATCGCCACAGGGGCCTTGCCCGAGGGGACTGATGTTCCCATCTCGCCCACGGCTATGGGTGGCCCCGGAGGCCCAGGGGTACCCATGTCTGCCAAGGGGCCTAGGCCTCAACTGCCTGGAGCTAAGTAGATGCCTCGGGACTATCTCAAAGAGCTTCGAGATTACTCGACAGACGTGGGGCTTGCCCGACAGGTGCTCGATGAGAACAAGTCCGTCCCGTTTATTCAACGGATGCTGGATAAGGGCCTGAACCCCAAAGAGACCCACCCCGAGCATCCCGATTCAACACACCTACTTGCCACAGCAGCCGATGATGTGGGGACGTATGTGTATCCTGTACTCCAAGCGCAGGACGGACAGTATGTCTTTGATAAGGAGCCACACTCGGCTGTGGAGAGGGGGAACATCGTTCGGTTCCCTACAGCCGAGGACGCCGACAAGTTCGCAGATGGCTCCTGGAAACCCGTCGTTGGAGTGAGACGCTCTGGCGATTGGAAGGAGAGGAAACTGTAATGCCAGTCTATGATGTCGCTTGTGATTCGGCCCAGAGCTGTGGCTATTTCGAGGATGTGATCATCCCCTTAGCCCACCTCGACGATGCCATCTGTCCGACGTGTGAGGGCCCTATCCGTCGCCTACCCCGACCTGTGCGTACTGTGGGGCCTATGCCGAGCAAACCGCTAACCATCAAACAGATTGATCGGAGCTTCGAGAGCCCCGCAGAGTTGCGTCAGTATCAGAAAGAGAACCCGGATGCCCAAATCCTTTCCCCTGACTCGAAACAGTGGAAAGCCAAGGTAGCTAGGGTCCGCGCCGATGCTCAACAGCAGGCGAAGAAAGCTGGTTATCGTGATCTTGAGGATATGCAGGCCCGGAAGTGGAACAAGACGCCGGATGGCCGGGCCATAAAATGATTTTGCTCTAGTTCTTGACGTAAAATTTTTCACCCAGTACGGATAGTGCAATGCCTAAAGACGACCCTAGTGCTTATAGCCCCCAGGACGTAGCCCAAGAACTCTTGGCGTTAGACTCTGCCGAGGCGATCGTGACACGCCTTGATGAGCTGGGCTGGGAGCTTGCTCCTTCTGGTCAAGCAGCGGAGGAAGGCATTGGAGACGAAGGCCCCTTTGATGAGGTTATGGGTGGCGAAGGGGACGCTTCAGATTTTGAAGGCGCGGAAGAAGAGATGGAAGAGGACGCGGGTGGCTCCGACGTTCCGATGCCAGTGGGGCCCAAACCTCCGTACCTCACAGTTCTACGCATGAGTGCTGTGGATAAGGCCTTCGATAAACACGGGAAGAAGGGCAAGAAAAAGAGCAAGAAGGGTATGGACGAGGACGGCCTATATGCCTCCTGATGAAGTAAGCACTGCTCCGGTAGCGGTTGAAGCTGCCCCTGCTCCTGAAGCCACTCCTGCCCCTACTACTACCTCTTCTGGGGCCAACTCTAGTTCGGATGGTCCGGTCTCGGGGGCGACCTCTCCTGCCCCCGAGGCCACACCGTCCGTAGTCGAGGGCGAGATCACACCCTCGCCCTATGACTCTTACAATTGGAATGAGTGGGACGGAAAGTATACTTCCTGGCCCGACGAGTTCCAGGGATGGGGAGAGAGGCTTCATGCGACCCTGGACAACGAGCGAGAGCAGATCCAGAGCCAGCAGGAGCTGTATAGTAATCTCCTAAGTGGCGCTGGGGATTCTCGTGCCGATGAGCTGTCTACGCAGATCGAGACACACCTGGAGAACATCCAATCGCTGGAACAGAAGATTGCCTCGGGGGAGGCAGCACTTCTAGCGGAACAACAGCGTTACAAGGTCTATCAGGATACCGTAGCCTCCGTGTTGGAGCAGGAAGCCGAACGTCATTATGACCGGTTTATCCGACAACATAGTGATGTTTTTACGAATGCGGACCTGAACACTAAGTTCGATACTCTTCTCGCCGAAGACTGGGAACCCGAAGATGCAGTGGGGGCTGTCCGCCTTTCGGACACAGCCTTCAAGCTCGTTCGCGCAGCAGTCAAAGAGGGGACTCCGGTACATCGTGCCCTGGAGTTGGCCGAGGCGAAACAGGCTCTGTCTGAGCCCCGACCCAGACCAGGGGCGAGGCTTACCTCGGGCGCTCGCCCCGGGGCTCGTCCACACCAGACGAATCGGATTGAGAACCGGAAGCCGCGAACCTTTGCAGAGATGCGGGAGTTTGCCATCGATAAGGCTTTTGCTACCCAGAAAAGGAAGTAACTCATGGCTATTAGCCCAGAAGTATTTGCGACCGCACTACAGGAGCAAATGAAGGGTCTCTCCGAGACTTTCATGCTCTGGCATCCCCTCCTTGAGGCGATTGTTACTCGCGGCAACATTGACAGCTCTACCCTCCAGGGCCCGTTCCGAGACTTCGTCTTGGTCCAAGGCGGTCCTGGTTCGGTGGACACCATCTATGGTGGCTCCGAGGTTCTCTCGGGAGGTCGTACCCAGCAGGGAATCCGTGGCAACACGTTCGCTGGCCGTATGATCTACAACTTCGATGTCCCGCTTAAAGACCTGGCCTATGCCAACGGTAAGCAGGACCTCGCTCGCATTCTTCAGAGCTATCCTGAGAATGCCATTGGCGACTTTCACGAGCGCATCAGTGCTCAGTTGGCAACCGGCACCGGAGCCCAGGTCGGCGCGTACCCCACCCTCTTTGGTGGGACCAGCGTAGGCGTGGGCACCTCATCTGTGTCCTTCAACCCTGAAGGTACGGCTCGTAGTGGTTTGTTCTTGGCTGAACCCATTGCCGCCCAGACCTCTACCGTGCACAACGTGATCTCGTCCTCTGGGGCGGGTGGTTGTGTTGGTTGGCATAACCAGTATGCTCGTATCGGCAGTGGCTTTGCCACGGACGGTCGCTTCCAGCTACGTGCGGCGTACTTCGATGCCTCGACGCAGGGTAAGACCATGGGTCCGGTGGACGTGATGTTTGCTGATCGTCTGACCTACATGCACCTCTTGGATGACCTTGATGACTACGTTCGCGTGGACTCGGTGACCGAGGGTGACCATGTTCCGAAGAACATCCGGCAGGGCATCAAGTTCATGTCTGGTACCATGTACCTGGAGTCGAGCATCGACATTGGCGCTACGTCGCTTGCAGGCACGCCCGCTGCTGATGGCCTTGTCTACGGTTTGAATACTGGCTCGTTCTACGCCTACAATGTGGGGCATGGCGGCGAGGAGACCAAGGGTAACTTCGAGGTCCGTGGACCATTCCGGCTCCCCGAGCAGGACATGATGCGTACCGAAATCGTGCTCCATCAGGGGCTGTATTGTAACCAACGTCGCACCAACTTCATCGTTACCGGTGGCGCGATTCCGTAGGGAGATCTCATGTCTGGATTTGGCGACAGCCTTACTACCGTAGGAACCGTTCAGCTTCACCCGCTGGGCACCATCGTGGTCGAGCCCGCTACCCAAAGCGGCACTCGGGCTAACCAGGGCGAGAAGCACTGGATTTATGTTGGGAACAATAGCGGGGCCCCGATCGCTTTGGGCCATGCGTGCACACGTACCCTAGGAGGCCCAAGCCCCACCAATGAGATGTATCGTATAACGGTGGCCGCCACGTCGGCTCCCGTCTCGAATGTCATCGGTGTGGCTCAAGCAATCATTCCCGATGGAAGCTATGCCTTCATCGCACGGAAGGGGATTGCCACAGCACTAGCTGACGCCACAGGGGCGACCACAGCGTTACCCCTCGTGGTAGATGCGTCAACGGCAGGGTGTGTTTCTCACGGTGGTGCAACCGACCCAGGATTCGGTCAGACCCTAGCGGGTCGGGCAGGCGCAGGCACCTTCACGGTCTATCTCGACTGCAAGGGCTAACCCTCTAAGGGAGTAGCCCCGTGAACCTGAAGGGCATCAGGGACGCAATCTTCGCACAGGCGGACTGGGCACCGACCCAGTCGCCTGAAGCGATTGTGCGCGTCAACCGGTACATTAACCGGGCGTACAACCAGATATCGCTCGAAGCACCATTTTTGTTCTTCGAGTCGATACTGAAGTTCGCGACCCAACCGGATGTGGTTCCGACGTTGGTGACGGACACCTTACAGATTTGTCCGGCCAATGACACGCTTCCGACAGCGGTCCGCAACCCTTGGGTGCTCTATGCAACTCTCCCTGTGGGAACTGCGAGCGCCATTCAGTGGCAGACTGACCGTAGTTGGGATGGTCGGATGCTGGAGATCACCGTTACGGATGCTGCCGGTGTGAGCATAACGGTACGAAATCGTATTCGTTCGGTTTGGCAAGGGGATCTTGGTGCGGCAGACCATTTCTTCATCACGGTGGAGACGCCCTGGGACTACGCTACGTATGGGTATGGGGAGTTCGCGGACTGGCGGGTCTACACGGACACTTACTACCTCCCCGACGATGTGATCACAGTCAAGTCTACACGGGTCTTCCAGGGAGGCCAGAACTGGCCTCTGAATACGATCAGTCAGGATGAGGCCGAGGACTATTCCCTCACGGATAAACGCTCTGTAGTGGTCCACGGAATCCCTCGTGCGATGTTCCGTAGGCCCCATCGGCAGATGCCTGCGCCCACGGTAGCTCCGATTGCGACGTTCGACCTAGAAGCGACCGTGATGAAGTGGTATGGACCAGAGCCTCCGGGACAGTTCCAATATGCCTTCACGTACTGCTGGGGCAAGCGGGACATGCAACTACGGAATCCCAATGGAGCCTATTGGGCTGGCTATGCGGCGAATGTTCAGAATACTGATACCCCTGGGTACAGCGCGACAACGGACGCTTCGCACCGGATGCGGGAGCCCTTGTGGGAGTCAGCCCCGTCGCCTCTTTCGGAAATCAAGACGGTTGTAATCACGGTGGGGGATGCCACATATACCTCCCCTGGCGTGAAGCTGACTTTTCCCAATATCGACTACATGCAGGGGTTCTTTACGACGGGGACACGCCACACAACGGGGGCCTTCGATAGACGCAATGTGCCTCAATCAGGCTGGTATATCCGTATCTATCGACGCAGGCTGACGGCGGATTTCACTAATTACTCGGTGCTAGGGACGGTAGTGAACACTCAACGGGTGCATGGAGCAGTGCCCCTACAGAACATCGAGTCCCCCGATGCCTATTACCTCCTTACCGAGCTGAACATCGATGAGTTGAATGACGGGGTTTGGGCTGATCGGGGAGAGGTCATACCAGATTACTCCCGGCGTATGAGGGACATCCATGGTTACCAGGGCATTGGGCTGTATCCGAGCCCTGATAATCGGTACGAGCTTGATCTACGTTGTATCCGTCGTCCCCAAGAACTCAAAGATGATCAGGATGCTCCGTTAATTCACGCGGAAGCCATCGAGGTCTTGATCACCCGTGCAATTATTTTTCTCCGAGAAGCAGAGGGAGCATCCGATCTTGCGGCGGCTGCCTGGTCGCAGTATGAACGAGCTATGGCGAATCTGACCAAACGGTATGGTAGCTTGCTACCTGCATCCCGAACTTGGGTGCGGCGACTAGCTGCAATTCGCCCTGGTCGATACCAGCAGCACGGCTGGCGTCGGTGGTACAAGCTTCCATAGGAGAGTGTAATGGAGAAGGACACGAAGTTCCCAGTCAAGCTGATCGGCGGCGGGGTTTATTCATCGGTTAGTCAGGATGGCTCATACGTGGAAGGCACCTGTCTTTCCGTGAAAGAGGTAAACGGTAAGCGCAAGGGCGTCATTATGTTCCTGGGGTACAAGCCGGCGACCTACGAGGAGGGTACCGATCAGACGAACGCCCTCAAGCTTATAGGGCGTCCCGCTTCGCCTAAGATCGGTCGGCCCCGCAAGCCCGGGAAGTAGGCCATGGCTGACCCGCGACGACGGGTCCGTGTAGGACCACATCATTTGCGTATCGCGTCTGGGAAGATGTTTATCCCAGATGATGTGGCGAGCCATATCGAGAATATGTACCTTACTACCGAAGGAACACTACGGTCGGTTGTAGGGCCAGCCCCTTATGTGCCAGATACACCCGCAGCCGGGGGCGGGGCACCTCCGTCTGGGGGCACTCCCAGTACCCAATTTGGTCTGACCTATGGCAATGTGATGAAGGGCATTACCCATGCCCTTATCAATGGGGGGCAGATGGAAATCTTGCTCCTTCACACGCTGGACCAGATCTGGACTTTTCGGGGCTGGCAACACAAGGGTGTAGGAACAACGGCTTGGTATCCGCTGATGGCTCCCCCAGGTACCTCACCCGTCCCGGGGACCACGGCAGCAATGCCCAATGATCAACGACCTCGGTATCCAACCCAGTTCGTAACGACACCCACGGGGGTTGTGATTATCCCGCAGGACTCCCGGGCCCATTTTTATGATGGGGAGATTGCTCTGCCTCTAGGGTACGGCATGACTCCTGGCCCTCCGGTAGGTATCGGACCAGACAGCCAGCAGCTCTCTACAGCTTGGAGCTATGGGTGGCGTTATACCGATGCCCCCGAGGGCTGGGTCAACAACACAGCCTACGCCCATGATGGACTGATTGGTTTCGATACCCAGATGAGCCCGACGTTCAAGTATGGGCGTATTGGTACCACTATCCAGTCGGGGACGAACACCGAGTGGTCGAAGGTACTTGACCCTAATGCTACGGGCAGCGACCTCGATATTTTCAAAGACAGTGGGGCGGGCTGGTTGGAACCAGGCTCTTGGCGATGCTGTGTGCAGTTCGTAGATCGTTGGGGCAACCTGTCCCCGCTCTCGGGACCAAGCAACGATGTCCGTCTTGAAAGACAAGCCTCCCTTTGGATTGAGAGCGATGGGGGGGCCCCACCTACCTATTCAGTAGGACCTACTTTGTTGGAGCGCGTGCGGAAGCAGCTTGGGTGGACGGGCGTACCTCTAGGGCCAACAGGGACGTTGGGGCGGATCTTGTACCGGACGAAGGACACCATTAACAGTGGTACTGCCAAGTTTTTTGAGCTTCCACTGAACTCGACCACATCTGCTGATGTGTTTGCTACGCTTCCAGACAATGTCACGACCTTCTACCCCGACAACATCCCTGACTTCTGGTTGTCCCAGAACCCCCTGCGCCCCATACCTGTGCGGAACTTCAAGGTGGGGGCCTTGGCCTTCGGTCGGCTTTGGACGGGCAACTTTGAGGGGGCCCCCGGCCTAATCTATCCTTCCATGATTGGGCGCTGGGGCACGTTCTTGGAGGATGAGGGTATCTACCCAGACCCCTCGGGTGGGGCCATAACGGGGTTCCTTACTGTGCCCAATGGGCTTCTAGCTTACACCGAGGTTTCAACGTACCGCATTGAGCCCTATTACGATGGTGAGGGCTTTCGATCGATGTCGCTCTCACAGACGGTTGGTTGTGATGCGCCTAGTTCGGCTCAGAATCTGCCCGATGGGCGGTCGATTTGGAAGGCACGGGACGGGTTCTACACGTATGACGGGACCACTATCAAGTACATAAGTGAGGAGCTAGAAGAGTTCTGGAAGAGCCATAACCAAGCTCGGGCGTGCCAAGCTACCTCTGCGGTTGATGGTCGGGCCCAGATCTATCGGTGTTGGGTCTCGGTGAATGGCGAACGGGAGAACTCTCGTTGCTATGAGTACGATGGTATGGGCTGGCGTATTCGCACAGACATGTCTGTTGCTGCCGCGTGTACCACCCAGGATCACCGAGGCTATACACTCGCGGCGGGTAAGCACGGCACCACATACGGCGTGTGGTTGCTCGACCATGAGGTCAAGAGCTACGACCCGGCTGTGACTCAAAACCGGGAAGCAATCATCAAGACGGCTTGGATGTCGGCGGTAGCAAGTCAAAAACGCCGTACTATGTACCAACTTCGTCTGTGGTTGGTGGAACATAGTTCTTCTGACATTACGGTGGAGATCCAGCGGGACTGGCGTGAGACCATTACAGAGACACACACTGTTCCCCAGAATCCTACAGATGATCCTCCCCCTTTCTGGAATACAGCTGTACTTGATGCGACGGACACGACGTGGCTTCGACGTAGACCCTATTGGCGTCGGGTGCAGATCTACGTCCCTTCTGCCGAGGTCTTCCGGATGATCATTCGAGGCACGGGCCGCTGGGAGTTCATTGGCTTTGAGGCCGAAGAGGTACAGCACCAGACCGGTGGGTCGAGGATGCCGCCATGAGTTGGAAGTTTCCGAAACATCGACCTCGCTCGTCCGAGGTACTCTCCTCAGAGGACATGAACGAGAACTTCCTCGCTCCCTTCGATGAGTTGAGTGGAGAACTGAACGAACATAATTTCCTAGACGGGTTCGCCTCGGCCCAAGGGACACGCCTGCATACAGACGCGGGCCTTACAACGACTACTACGTGGACTCTGGGGAACCCCACCCTGCCGGCAGCAGTAGGGTCCAATGTCCCTTTGGATTTTACGGACCAGTGGGCCCCAGTCTTGTCGGGCCCAGGCCTAGCCCTGCCCTTAGAGGTGTCCTTCACGTCAGTGGGGGGAACTCTCTGGATTTTGGCCAGCTTCCAGGCCCTACTCACCATGGATGGGGGCATGGGGTACAACTTTGCCCTGGAGCTAGACGGGTCCGTCCTGTATGAGTCGTTGTTTGGGGGGGGAGACCTGGGTAACGACCTGCTTCTGTCAGCAACACCTTACACCTCGAATGGACCGGCAGTAGAGGGGAAGTACATCCCCGTTGTGTTAGAAGCACAGGTTGTCGTCCCCCCGGGCAACCACACGGTAAAGGTAGTTGCTCGGACGTTACGGCAGCTAACGGGTCAACCCCAGGTTGGGTTAAGCCACCGGGAACTCACTGTAATTCAGTTGTTGAGGTAGTTGTGGCCGAGATCAATTATACCCCCATCGCCCCGGGAGACGCGACAACAGCGGCCTCATTGAACACGCCCTTTCAGGCGGGTGTAGCCGGGGTCAATGCACTAGAGACCTATGCCCTTCGTCCCGGTGCATTGCGGGCAGACCACCTTCCTTCTGTGGCAAACATCCTGGGTACGACCGTAGTGGGAGAAGATTTTTTAGATAACTTGTACTTGAAACAGTGGGATTCGTTAGCACCGAATAACGATCTCGTGAACTGGGATATTGTTGTTGATAGCACGGGGGCACAGCTCTCTCTTACGTGGACGCCCTTTAAGTTGGGCATGGATGGGATCGATAAATATGCTGCTATCTTGGTTTTGGTAAATGTACACTACCGTCGATCGTCAACAACCGATTCTCTCGCACAGGGTATATCGGATGCAGTCATCAGTGTGCAGTTTAGGCAACCGGGGGCAGGAGCCACTTGGTGGACACTCAATCGGGCCACACGCCTTTGCTCACAACGGGCACATCGGCCTACCTTACCTGACCCTCTAAATGAGGGTACATACCAGGATATTCCCATCCGGGCGCTAATTACTAAGGATGATTTGGTCCAATTTGGGGGCGGCGGTACTCACGCGATCGATGGGGTACGTGTTGTTGTAGCGGGGAACGATATTATCAATGCCCTGCCAAACCCCCGTGTCAGGCTTCGCGAGGGACGACTTACGGTTTTGCGCATACGGTCGGGGGGGCTGACTACCTAATGGCAATTATCACTATCCCTAACTTTGTTGCTGGCCAGACGACTGATGCGGATACTGTGTCGTCGGATTTCTATGATGCTGCGAACGCAACCGGGTCCTTTGAGGTAATCAACGGTAACCTAGATTTAACCAACCTACCCACCGGAGACCTTACTCGGGAGATGATCCAACCTGGGGCACTCACAGGAGCGGGTGGTACAAGTGGTACAGCAAACCTAGACTATTTTCGTTCTCTCTTTGAGAGTCCCCCCACGACCGCTGTTGGGGAGGAGACTATAGGTCCCGACCAAGACGCTGTTGATGACAATAAGGATAGGTACTTAGCAATCCCCGGGGCATCCAAATCGTTCTACTTACCCTACGTGGCAGATGCGATCTTCACTTGGACCGTAATGTGGGGGAATGATGCAAATAGCCCGACTGGTTTTTCTGGTACACTTCTTCGCTTGTTTGTGGATGGTGTGCCCGTGAATGAACAGGTTCGTACCGTTGCAACAACTCACTTTACAGAAGCACCCATGACAACCCACGCGGCCTTCATGCTACAGCGGGGGCGATATTGGTCGGGACACCACGCCGTAACGGGCCTCACTCCGGGGCATCATAGTGTGAGTATCCGCATTTTTGGTGCTGCTGGTACACAAGGTGGTCCCAAGCAGTCTCGGGTGTGGGCACGCTCGATGCGCTACTTCTACTTCATGCAACCCCCGGAGTAATACAATGGCACCGACCATAGCCGATCTCCTGGCTGCCAGGCAGCAGCAACAAACCGGCACATCGAAGAAGAAGACTTACACCGTGGCTGAACTGATAGAAGCGCGGAATCGTCGAGATAACCAGAAGCAGAAGATCATGTCCTCCAAGTCGACCGAGCTACAGGAGCAATTAGGCTCTCCCCCCGAGGGGACAGGGGCTGAAGCTGCTGTCGAAGAGAGCCCAGTAGGATCAACGCCAGCTCTAGCATCAGTCCCCACGCCCGATCCCAAACCCGATCCCGAGCCCGAGCCCGACGAAGAGTCCATCGTTCCCGAAAAGGAAAGCCTCCTACAGAGCGGCATCCGGCTGGCCTCTAAGGCACTGACCCCTCAAGGCACACTACCCCTGGGGGCTCTCGCGAATGTTCCAAATATACCTCTAGTCCTGTATCGTGAATTTGAAGAGGCAAAACAACGGAAGCTTGAGACAGATCCCGAGCTCCAACAGTTCAAGGAGGAGTAGTCATGGGTATGATGAAAAAGGTAGAAAGCGGTAAGAAGAGTCCTTCGGACTATAGCAACCCGAAGCGGAGGATGAAAGCACAGAACATCCTCGACACAAAGATGATGGAGGAGAACCCTGCGGGGTTCGGGAAGTCCGAGGCCGAGATTCAGAGCGATATTGACAGGACCACCCAGGTTGCCAACTCCAAGCTTCAGGGTGCCCAGGCTCCCATGAACCGTATGGTACTGGGGGCCCAGGGGTTTCAGGTAGGTGATGTCAATCAGGCTACCCGGGAGATGGCCGAGGTTATCCCCGAGGTTGTGTCTCAAGGTTCGGCCCAAGCTCTTGCTACGAACCAGGCCTTGGTTCGGGCTGGAGTAGCTCGGACTCTTGGTCAGATGGACACAGCCGTAGCCCGGAAGACCCAACAGGACCAGTATTGGGGGAGCAAAGCCATCGATATTGGTATGGGGATGGCCGAGTACGCAGCGAAGCCCCTTGGGCTGGTCTAGTAGGAGGTAGGAAATGGCAGAGGCAACGGGGCTTACCCAGCAAGATCAGAATGCACTCTATGAGAGCCGGAAACGTCTGGCTAGATCTCGTGCGGCCAGAGGAGTCACGGCCATACAGGCTCTTCTAGGGGAGGACGACCCCCAGAACTATCGTATAACAAACGAACTACGTCGTCAGGCTCGCACAGGAGCGAAGTTCACGCCGAATCAAGCGGCAGAGCTGCGCCTCAAGGTGGCCAAGCTGGTGAACGACCACAAGAAGGCCGTCCTCACAGCCAAGGGGAAGGAGGGGGAGGCGGCTTATAAGAAGCTCGAATCCATCATGGGGCTTGTAAAGACCTACACCACGGCCATTGCTAGTCTTCAGGGGAAGAAGGTCGCCCAAATGCCTGGTGTTACAGAGGGGGAACGCGACCAACTTCTGTCCCAGTATGAACGGTCAGTAGGCAAAACGGGCACGGAAGGGCCCACTCCACCCGAGGGATTGGCTCATGCGGCCATGCTGCTAGGGGAGGGTAAGGGAACCTTCGGGGGCTTGGAGGTACCTAATGCTATTGGTGATGATCGGGCATTTGCCGAGGCACTTAGGTTGGAATTGTTGCTCCATAAGCCCCTTGACCGGATGGCTCTCTTTCGTCAGCTCGATGCGATATCAAATGGGCGGTTGACTCCTATGATAGAAAATGTCGCTCACGCCGAGGGACAAGATCTAACACATCTGCTCCAGCAGACTGAACACGCAATTTCCAAGGCCAACGTCGTGCTACAGGAGGGCGCAGAGGCATTCTACCAGCGCACCAAGAGTGATATTCATCAGATCGGAATCCCTAGCCTAGACAAACTCATAGGGTATCTCGATGGTGCCAACCTTGATCCCGAGCAGGCTGCGGGGCTTGCAGATCAGATCGCCCAAGAGGTCGGAGGCAGTGGGGACGAAGATGGTGAAGGTCAGTTCGCTAAGGTCCTCAATGACCTTGATGATGATGCCCAGCAGCACCATGCTGCCGTAATCTCCGGTCGAGAAGACCTGTATGCCACGAAAGAGTTCCAGAAGTTCAAGGAGATGCACGGCATCGGGGATGACCGTATGGGCCTTCGTCTGCTGAATAAGGTCTATCGGGCGGAACGTAAGACTCGACGAAAGCACGACCGTCAGATTCTGCATGACAAAGCCAAAGGCTTACAGGGCTTTCGGGAACCTGTACCTGAAGAGGACACGGCTGCGGCAAAGATGACGACACCTGCGGTAACCGCAGACACAGACCCTAATGCCCCAGAGCCCGTCTCTATCGAAGCTGCCGTTGCCGGGGAGTACCAATTTGGGCAGTTGGGGGAGGAAGTCTTCCTCCTCAAAGAAGGGGAGATCCCCGTGCCTGTACGGGGGGAGATCTCTGCCGAGCAGCTTGACGCACTAGTGGTATTACCAAAGGTAGCCACTCCCCTAGAGTCCGCACCAGACCTAACCAAGCCTTGGGGTGTTGAGACTGTTACCGAAACCCCTACGACCGCCCCAGAGGCAGTCGAGGAGCCAGCGCCTGCTCAAGAACCTACGGCTGCGCCTACGCCTACGCCTACGCCTACTCTCCTTGAGCCCGAGGCTACCGCCGAGGGTGGCGAAGAGTTGAGTATTGGTCCGGAAGACAGTGCGGGGATTGGTACTGCTGCTCCCGAGCTGGTTGATGCTGTAACCAATCGGGCAGAGTCACTTGTGCAAGAAGGGACAAATGATCGGCGCATGGTAGGTCTTGGGGCCGCACCTGATGAGCGTTTAGAGAAAAGACCAAGAAAGCTATTCAAGGATTTGTTCAATACTAAGAAGAAGGATCAACCCTGATGGCTTCCTATCCGGTTGCATCTGCCACTTGGACCAAGGATCAGAAGCCCCAAGCCCTGTTTCTTGAGGGCTCCAAGAAGCGACTCTCCCTTATAGAGGAGGCTCTTAAAGAGGAGGCTCTTCCTAAAAAGACGGCCCCTGCGACTCCGCCCCAGCCTGTAGCTAAGGCTCCAACTAAGGTTGCCCCTACAGCGGCCCTAGCGGCCCCTGTGGCTGCGCCCGTGGCTGCTCCTGTGCCCAGTACGGATATGGCTGCTGCGCAGTCTCGTGCGCGTGTTCAGGCGACCCTGGTGAAGGAGCGTGCCGAGGAGCTAGAGCGGTACCGGGGACAAATCCGTAAGGGTATCGGGGAGAAAGGCCTAGAGAATCTCCTAACGACAGCCTTTGCAACTCCCGAGGACAAGGCGATTGCCAACCTGATGGAGCGCCACGATGCAGTGCGGTCCTTGATTGGCATCGAAGCAGGGCTTCGTACAGGGAAAGAGTATAAATCTATAGAAGCTTTCCAGAAGAACTACCTCAAAGATCTGGAAGATCTACAGAAGAGCAAAGCAGCAGCACCCGAGGAACTGAAGGCGGCAGCCCGGGGGAAGGTTATCGGTGAAGTCCGAGGACAATCTAGGGACGAGACTTTCGATGTGCCCCTTCTTGATATCGAGTCTCCAGGGACTGAGGGCGCTGTTAAGCAGTTCAGTGAGGCCTACATGGGCACCGGGCAGGCGACAACGCTTAGTGCAGCCCACGCTCTACGACAGACGGGGGCCGACAAGATTGTCCAAGCCGTAGCTGCTATGCCTGAAGAAGCCATGAAAACTGCGCGTACTCAATCTCGGACGGTGGAAGCCTTCGGGCGAGGGGGCCCGTCTAAGCGTAAGGACGTGTATGTCTTCCTCGATCGGGTGGCAGATGGACGAATTGGTATAGACCGTGCTCGGTATAAGGACATCTTCCGTACCTACCACTTCGATATACTAAGGAAGGAAAAAGGTAAAGGATACTTCTCTCTCTCCCAGGAGGAGTGGGACGAGATCAATACAGAGGCTACCCAGCGAGCCAATCACGATATCCAGAAGATACTCCAGACTGGATACGGCACGCTGCTCGTGGATACGAGTCCTGGTGGCGCGAAGGAGCGTCTTTCCAAGTGGCCCCAGTGGATGCGCCCTTGGGTAGGGACGCTCGTTGTTCCAGAACAACATCTGGTCGAAGGGATGGGCCCGGTCGAGGTCAATCGTGGTCGGGGGTGGATGGGTATCCTTGAAGGGATGTTCGGCCAAGCGTTGGGGTCTTGGATGACGATGCCTGATAATCCCGATGTAGACCAGAGCTGGGGCTCGGATGCGGCGATGGATCGGCAGCTTTGGTACAACGCTGAAGTGGATCTACCCATGCGGATAGGGAAGTGGGGCGCGGCCAAGGTCGGCAGTCTCCTGGGGAATGAGGAACTTGCGGACAACGAGCTTCTTCAACGAGGCCTCGGTATTACGGCTTACGCCCCAATGCTCTTTTGGGATCCAAGCCCCTTGGAG